GGCAGCAAAGTGGCCGCTGCTACTATTGCGGATGTCAAATGTTGCTGTTGTTTATGGACACCAAGGGAAAAAGGGCACCTCGATCTCTGGCTACCCTTGAGCATCTGGACGATAGGTTTTCACCGGAAAGGGGGTGCCACCCTCCGGGAGCAATTCGAGTCGTGCTGGCGTGCCTGAAGTGCAACAACGATCGGGGACGGGAGTCCGAACTCAAGGCTGGAATCGGCGAACTCAGAGCCAGGAGTGGCCAACACCAATGAAACGACGCGAAGCACTGGCCGCGATTGGGGCGGCGTTCCTGCCGTTCAAGCGGACCCGCCAATGCATAAGGCACTCTGTCTCTGTGGATGACAACGGCGTCTGCGATGGTGAACTGGCCACCGAGAAGCATCTAGGCGGCTTCAAGGTGCCCGCCGAGTTTGCATGCATGATGATGAACGAGGTCCGTCAAATCGAAATGACAGTGACGTTCGCGCCATAAGCAGCGAGGAAAGCATGATCGAAGACACACTGAGCAAGATCGAGGCGTTGCTGTCGGACGAACAGGTCGACATGGAACAAGTCTGCGGCGGCTGTGCGGCTGCCCTGGTGCGTCACGTTGGCCGGCTGGACCTGTCGCCTGACGAAGAGAAGCGGCTGGAGACGGCCATCTACCGTCAGGCACGCAAGACACACTGGCCGATCGTGATGGCCGAGGATGTGCCGTGGCTGATTGTAATGGCCCGCGGTGAGGATGAGGCACCAGCACCGGCCGAAGCGGTCACGGATGTGGACGACAACCGGGTTGCGAATGGGGACCTGACCAATGGCTGACATCACAGTGACGGCGTCCAGCGTGGCGCTCGTGGACGGGCAGACGTCGAACTACACCGCTGGCGCGACGATCACACAAGGCCAGGCGGTCTACCTCGATGCGACGGATGGCGACAAAGCGAAGCCGGCCGACGCTGACGCTGTCGCGAGTGCCGCAGCGGTTGGTATTGCCCTGACCGCAGCTTCAACAGGCCAGCCTGTCGTGGTGCAGAAGTCAGGCAACATCAATCCTGGCGGGACCGTGACGGTGGGCCAGGTCTACGTGGTGTCGACGACGGCGGGCGGGATTGCTCCGACGGCTGACACATTGTCGGGCGACTTCGTGACATTCCTCGGAATCGGCACGACCGCGTCGAATATCAAGCTGGGGATTCTAGTGAGCGGGGTGGCGGAGCCGTAATGAACCAAGTTGCCGACTACATCCAGGGCGTCCAGAGCGGCTCGATCGTCGCTGGGGAGATGGTACGTCTGGCGGTAGCTCGGCACGTCCGCGACCTCGAGGAAGCGGGTGACCGCGGCTTCTACTTCGACGAGGAAATCGCCAGCGAAGCCCTAGAGCTGTTCCCGCAGCTGGTCGTTCACGTTGAAGGCGAATGGGCTGGTCAGCCTCTCAAGCTGTCGCCGTGGCAACAGTTCATTCTCTGGAACATCTTCGGTTGGCGTCGCGAGTCCGACGGCACACGGCGGTTCCGCAAAGCCTACGTGTCGATCGCTCGAAAGAACGGGAAGTCACTATTCGCCTCGGGGATGGCTCTCTACCTGCTCGTTGCTGACACACCACTTGAGTACGGTGCACAGATCTACTGTGCGGCCACGAAGGAGGACCAAGCCCGTATCGTCTTCCGCGTGGCCAAGCGAATCGCCCAGACGTCCCCTGCTCTCAAAAAGCGGCTGGAGACCTTCCAGAGGTCCATCACATTTCCGAAGACGATGGGGTGGATCCAGCCAATCGGGTCGGACAGCAACACACAGGACGGTTACAACCCGCACTGCGTCATTCGCGACGAGTTGCACGCCTGGCAGGAGCGCCACCGTGGCACAGCGGAAGTGCTGGCCACCGGTGGCGGTGCTCGAACCCAACCGCTCGAAATCACAATTACGACGGCTGGAAGCGACAATTCTCAGCTCTGGGTTGAGGAGGACACCTATTGCCAGAAGGTATTGGAATCGGCCACGACAGGTCAGGTCATCGACGACGAGCGTTTCGTGTTCATCGCGACGATGGGCCGCGAGGATGATCCATTCGACCCGGCGAACTGGCCGAAGGCGAACCCCAACCTGGGCGTGTCGGTCAAGGCCGACTACCTGGCCAGCCAGGCGAACGAAGCCAAGAACAAGCCGGGCTGCTACAACCAGTTTCTACGCTACCACTGCAATCGCCAGGTGGCGGATTCTGAGCGGTGGATGAGGCCTGAGACGTGGGCTGCGTGCGACGCTCCGCTGTCAGACCTGGACGGCCGTGACTGCTATGGCGGTCTCGACATCGGCACACGTGACGACCTGGCGTCGTTCGTGCTGGTGTTTCCGGTCGACGACTCATACGAGCTGCTCTGTTGGGCCTGGTGTTGCGATGACGGCCCCCGCGACATGTTTCGCGAGCCGTTCTCATCCTTCGTGCGAAACGAAGAGATCATCCTGACATCTGGCGACACGACCGACTTTGGGGCGATCTACCAGGTCATCGAGAAGGCTGCCAGGAAGTACCAAATTCGGAGCCTGGCGTACGACCCGAACAACGCCACCGAGATGGGGCAGAACCTGGAGAGCAACTACGGACTGGAGATCGAAGCGTTCTTTCAGAGCACCCGAAAGTTCAATGAGCCAGTCCGTGAGCTGTCCAAGATGGTCGCGGAAAAGCGAATCCGGCACGGCGGCAACCGACTGCTGGAGTGGGCTGTCGGCAACGTCGTTTTGCGTGAGGATGCGGCCGGTCTTGTGATGCCGGACAAGAAGAAGTCACACGAGAAGATCGACCCAGCGGTGGCGATGCTGATGGCCTTCAGTGAAGCGAAGTTCTTCGAGCGTGAAGAGGCCAGCGTCTACAACGAGCACGCCATGCTGGTCATCAACGATGAGTGAGAAAGCAGCCAACTTGAAGGGAATGGACCTGCAGGACGCCCTCTATGGGATCGCCGTGACGTGCGTGGCTGTTGGGGTCGGCATGGTGTCGGTGCCTGGGGCCTTCGTGGCGGTCGGTGGCCTGCTGCTATTGCCGGTCATCATTGGATGGATCAAGGGGTAGAGATGGGCATCTTGTCGTCAATCGTGAACGCGACCAAGACCCGTCCGGCGGACACGGACCCGTACTGGTACGGCCCTGTGTCCCGCCCAGTGGCCTCCGGTGTCGAGGTGAACGAAGTCACCGCCTTGAACTACTCGGCGGTCTGGGCGGCCACACGGATCATCTGTGAGCCAGTGGCGTGTCTGCCAAAGCAGCTGCGGCGACGCCGGCAGGACCACGGCTCCGACCTGGTCTCGAAGCACCCCCTGGCTCGGTTGCTAAAGGCTCCGAATCCGGACATCACGGATTTCACCTTTTTCGAACAAATGACGCAGTGGGCTGTCAATTGGGGGACCGGATTCGCATTTAAGGAGAGGGATCCTGGAAACCGCGTCGTCCGCTTGTGGCCCATTCATCCCTCGCGGATTCCCAAGCAGAACATCCGCCGGGACGACAATGGCGAGCTGGAGTTCCTGGTCAACAACGACGATGGCCCGCCCACGCGGTTGCCGGACGCCGACGTGTTTCGACTGCCAGGCGTCCTGAGCGAGGACGGCATCACCGGCCAAGGCGTGATCAGTCGTGCCCGCGAGTCAATCGGGATGGGGATCGCGACTGAGACCTTCGGGGCCAAGTTCTTCAGCAGTGAAGCCGTCCCGAAGGTGGTGCTGGAAGTCCCTGGCAAGCTTGATGAGAAGGGCCGGACCAACCTGGTGGCTGGTTGGAAGATGATGGCCAAGAGCGGCACTGGCGTGCTGGAACAAGGCACCAAGGCCAGTACGCTGACCATCCCGCCTGAGGACGCCCAGTTCCTCGGCACTCGCGAATTCAACATCTCCGAGTTCGCTCGCTGGTATCAGGTGCCGGTTCACCGCCTGGCCAAGCTGGACCGTGCGACGCACAACAACATCGAGGAAGAATCGCTGACGTTCATCAAGCAATCGCTGATGACGTGGATCAAGAAATGGGAGACGGAGATTGAGCGACAACTGAT